GGATTATTGATCGATAGAGGCTTAGCCCCTAGCGAGTAGTGCTGGGCCTCTTTAATGAGTAGATGGAAATATAAATGTTCCTTGCTATCTTATTATGATTCCTCTTCTAACTACTCTGTCAGTGATTAGCTCTTGGTATGGTCCCGGCTTCAATGGGAACCTTACTGCGAGTGGATCACGATACAATCAAAACGGCCTTACTGCAGCGCACAAGACACTCCCCTTTGGTACACGTTTAAAGGTGTGCTTTAAGAGGTGTGCCGTGGTGACGGTCAATGATCGTGGACCCTACATTCATGGTAGGAGCCTTGATCTCAGTAAAGGTGCGGCTGATGCTATCGGTCTCACTGCCTCTGGAGTTGGACGAGTTAATGTAACACGTCTTAACTAACTACACATGACTACTACTCTAGTAGCCTCTAAGTCCCGGACTAATATCTGGGACTCTTACTTGAGCTGGGTAACCAGCACAGACAATCGTCTTTATATTGGCCACTTTGGAGTCCTTATGATTCCTACTCTGGTGGCCGCTGCTACATGTTTTATCATCGCATTCATCGCGGCTCCCCCTGTCGATATTGATGGCATCCGAGAGCCCGTAGCTGGGAGTTTAATGTATGGAAACAACATCATATCGGGAGCCGTCGTTCCGAGCAGCAATGCCATCGGACTACACCTCTACCCAATTTGGGAAGCTAATTCACTTGATGAATGGCTCTACAACGGCGGTCCTTTCCAACTCACAGTATTCCACTTCCTCATTGGCATCTATGCTTACATGGGACGAGAGTGGGAACTTAGCTATCGACTAGGAATGAGGCCCTGGATCTTTGTCGCATACTCTGCCCCTGTCGCAGCCGCTACAGCAGTCTTCCTCGTATATCCGTTTGGTCAAGGTTCGTTCTCCGATGCTATGCCTCTGGGTATTTCGGGGACCTTCAACTACATGCTTGTTTTCCAAGCCGAGCATAATATCCTTATGCACCCCTTCCACATGCTTGGTGTGGCTGGCGTGTTCGGTGGGTCGCTATTCAGTGCGATGCACGGTTCCCTGGTTACCTCCTCACTTGTTCGTGAAACGACTGAAGAGGTGTCTCAGAACTATGGTTACAAGTTTGGGCAAGAGGAAGAGACCTACAACATTGTAGCTGCTCATGGTTATTTTGGACGTTTGATCTTCCAATATGCATCTTTCAATAATAGCCGTAGCCTTCACTTCTTCCTTGCTGCTTGGCCTGTTGTTGGTATTTGGTTTGCTGCTCTGGGCGTTTCGACCATGGCTTTCAATCTTAATGGTTTCAACTTTAACCAAAGCCTTATCGACTCTCAAGGGCAAGTGATCAATACCTGGGCTGATATCCTTAACCGAGCTGGTCTTGGTTTTGAGGTAATGCACGAGCGTAATGCTCACAACTTCCCCCTTGATCTTGCTACACACACTGCACCTATCATTGGTTAATTATGGCACGCGCTACTCCTTTTGATCCTAAGCTGTCCTCAGTGGCAGCTGTTCAATATGTAACACCTACTGCAGGCTCTGCTGCCTTTGCAACTGCATACGGTGAAGCTAATCAAACGCTTACTGAGATGAGCCCTAAAGGTACTAAGGTACAAGCTGGTACGCTTGCTGCCTGGACTTAATTGGACTGGAGGCACCTCAGAGTAGGACCTCCTTTTCTTTGGCTTAGGCCGGTTACGACCGATACCCTTTGCCATGACAGTCGGAGAGACGACAACAAAAAAATGACTATAAAATTTTCTAGGATCCTAGAGAGACAACGCAAACAACTCTCTCTTAACTATTGTGGCTAACACTCTTGTAACTCCTGTAGGTCGGATTAATAATACTAGTTCGACCCCTCTTGCTCTTGGTACTGCTTATGATACCAAGTACGCAACCTATCTGAAACTGTTCTCCGGCGAGATGTTCAAAGCCTATGAAGGCGCGACGATCGCTAAAGGAACTGTTCAAAGCCGTACCCTCAAGAATGGTAAGGCTATGCAGTTCATCTTCACTGGTCGTATGGAAGCTTCCTACCACCAGCCTGGTGAACCCATCCTGGGTAGTGGTGATCCCCCGGTGGCCGAGAAGACCATCGTCTGTGATGACCTTCTCATCAGCTCTGCATTCGTGTATGATCTCGATGAGACCCTTGCTCACTACTCGCTGAGGAGCGAGATCGCTAAAAAAATCGGCTACGCTTTGGCCGAGGCATATGATAAGAAGATCTTCCGTCAGATCGCTAAGGCTGCTCGTGAAGCTCATCCTATCACTGCCGCTCCTGGTCCTGAGCCCGGCGGTTCTGTGATTCAACTTGGTGCTAACAAAGAGTATGATGCTCAAGCACTGGTTGATGCCTTCTTCGAGGCTGCTTCTATTCTCGATGAGAAGAATCTGCCTAAGCAAGGCCGCACTGCTGTGCTGTCTCCTCGTCAGTACTACGCACTTGTGTCTCAGGTTGATAGCAACATCCTCAACCGTGACTATGGTAACACTAATGGTAACCTGCAGTCTGGTGAGGGTCTGTATGAGATCGCTGGTATCTCTATCAAGCGTTCCAACAACCTGCCCTTCCTGGCTGGTAACGTGTCTTCCGTTAACGGTGAGAACAACGATTACTCCGGTAACTTCAGCACCCACTGTGGTCTGATCTACTACAAGGATGCCGCTGGTGTTGTGGAAGCTATCGCTCCTTCTGTGCAGACCACCTCTGGTGATGTCTCCGTGATGTATCAAGGTGACCTGATCGTGGGTCGTCTGGCCATGGGCTGCGGTACCCTGAACCCCGCTGCTGCTATTGAGCTGCAGTCGGCTCGCTCCTGATAAAGGAGACAGCTAATGGGATTCGCACTTGTTGACGGTGTAGGTGTCACTACCAGTGAAACTGCTTACATGCGTCCTCCTATTGAGCCTGGTCGTGAAGGTGGTACGGTTGTTACCGTAACCCGCCTTGGTGGTGGTACTGGCCAAGTGGCTGGTACTAAGGCTACCACTGATGACAACATCAACGGCAGCGGCTGTACCCTTACTACTACTGTCGCTGATGGTGTAGTAACTGGTCAGACTGTAGCCGCTGGTGGTGATGGCTATCGCGTTGGTGATGTGCTGTCGGTTGCTGGTACTACTGCTGCCACCTTCCGTGTTGACACTGTTTCTTATACCAACTGAGGTACTATCTAATGGCTAATCTTTCTACTGCTGCTGGTGGTAATGGTGTGGCTGGTAACGTTAATTTCGCTACCCGCACCGTAACTGGCGCATACGCTTCTACCTATGCTGATAACGGCAACCTGGCTGTCTCTGACAACCATGCTGTTCGTCGCTCGGTATCCCGCACTCACGGTGGTGCTACCGCCTCTGGCGTGTTCTCGGAGACCCAGTGTCTTCGTACTTCTTACTCTGGTGTTGAGTCGGATTCTCCGGCACTTGATGCCAGCCGTACTGCTGCTTAATTAGTTCTAATGGGGATCCTTTCGAGGGTCCCTTTTTTTTAATTTCTTTATAACGTCATTGTTATGCCGTATACCAATAACGCTCAGGCTGAGCTACAAGCTGTTAATGAAATTCTGGCGTCTATTGGTCAGGCGCCTGTTACCACCATCGAGGCACAGACCATCACGTATGAAGATGGGTCTACTGTCGAAGCTGTAATCAACCCGGAAGTTGCAATTGCTTATGAGACCTTAATGCAAGTCTCTCGGGAGGTACAGGCAGAGGGATGGACATTTAACCGAGAGGTTGAGTATCCACTTACTCCTGATACTAATGGCTATCTATCACTGACTGGTAGTATGCTGCAAATTGATCTTAGCGATAACGTAGCTAATAGCAACTACGATACCGTTATTAGGAATAGTAGGTTATATGATAAGATCGGACATACTGATGTATGGGATACCACTAAGACCTACGATGTAGATGTGGTCTGGTATTATGATTTCATTGATCTCCCCCAAGTATTTAAAGATTACATCACATCACGAGCTGCTACACGTTGTGCTATTCGTCTTGTTGGTGATGTCAATCTTACCCAAGCCCTAGCATCATTTGAGACATGGCGTAGGTCCAACTGTCTTGAGTATGAGTGCAATGAGGGTGACTACACCATGTTTGGCTTCAAGCAAGGTGATGGATTCTATAGTAGCTATAAACCATTCAAGGCTCTTGCACGATGACTTCAGTATCTCAACGTATACCTAACTTCATTGGTGGTGTTTCCCAACAAGCTGATGAGAAGATGCTGTTGGGTCAAGTCAAGGATGCCCTTAACTGCTACCCGGATATTACTCTTGGTATGCTAAAGCGTCCAGGTGGTAAGTTCCTTGGTAAGTTGGCTAGTCTTACTGCTAGTACCTCTGATAATACAGCATGGTTCAGTATGTTCCGTGATAACCAGGAGAAGTACATTGCTACTGTATCTTCTGCTGGTGTAACTAAGGTATGGAATATCCTAACTGGTCTTGCTGCTACTGTCACTTACCCAGCTGGTAAGCAAGCATCTATTGAAAGCTATCTGACTGCTACAGATTACCGTAGCATTAAGACCCTTACTATTAATGACTTCACTTATATTGTCAATAGTGAGAAAATAGTAACTGCTAAAGCAGCTCCTAGCTGGAATGCTAAGCGTCAAGCAACACTTATTGTTACTACTGTTGATCACGCTAATACTTATTCAGTAACCATTGGTGCATCTACGTTTACTTATACATCACCTAGTTCTGGTTCTGGTAACCTAATCATCAGTACAGTTATGGCTGGTATCTCTGCTGCTATCACCAGTGGCTTTGCTACCAAGACTATCATCGATAATACCATCTACCTTACCTTTAGTTCTGATACTAATGTGTCTGCCTTTGGTGGTCCTGATGGTAAGTACATCCGAGCCTTCCAGGATTCAGTTGATACCTTTGCACGTCTACCTGAACAGGCTAAGCATAACCAAGTTGTTAAAATCAATAACACCTCAGCTGGTCAAGATGACTTCTACTTGAAGTTCATTGCTGATGATGGTGTAAGTGGTAAGGGTTACTGGGAAGAGACTATTGCACCTAACGTCAGCACTGGCCTAAATGAGGCTACAATGCCTGTTGCATTGATCCGCACTAGTCTTAGTCCTCTTACCTTTAGAGCCACCTTCCTGGACGGCTCAGAGACCATTAACAGCCTTCCTCTACTATGGGAGCCTAGGTTGGTTGGAGACAATGACTCTAACGCACACCCTACCTTTGTTGATAATACTATCCAGGATATTTTCCTATTTAACAATAGGCTTGGATTCCTGACTGAGGATAATGTCTCTATGTCCCAAGCTGGAGACTACTATAACTTCTATCATAAATCAGCTACTACATTAACTGCTTCCGATCCTATTGACCTTAGCTGTGCTAGCATTAAACCAGCTACTATCCGCTCAGTGGTACCTATTACACAGGGTCTACTGTTGTTTAGTGATAGCCAGCAGTTCTTGATGGAGGCAGAGAATGGTGCATGGACACCAGCTAACTGCACTATCAGTACTATTGCTAACTACGAATGTGATAGGTATCTAAAACCTATTGACCTTGGCTCTACTGTGCTATATGCTAGCCGTAACCAGAGCTGGTCTAGGGTATTTGAGATCTTCACTAGAGGTCAAAGGGAGACACCTACTGTTACTGAGACTACTAAGATCGTTCCTGAGTGGATGCCACAAAGCATCACAGACTCCGTAGGAAGTGCCCAGAATGGCCTGTGGGCAGCTTCTGCTAGGGCTTCTAATACTTTGTACCTATACAAGTTCTTCGAGCAAGGAGACGAACGTCCTATGGCTGCATGGGTGAAGTGGCTACTGCCATCTAATGTTATCCATACAGCTGTTCAAAGTGATGTTCTTTATGTACTTACTAGTGGCACTGAGGGTTATACAGTAACTCAACATAAGCTAGTACTTGCACCTAGTACTGGTGGTCTTCTCAATAGCCTTGGTAATACTGTTGATCCTTATCTTGACTCATGGTGTGAAGTAACTGATGCTGCTATGGTATCCCCTACACCACCTACAGCACCTAGCTACAGTAACACTACATCACTAACTAAAGTTTATCTACCTACATATTTTAACACTACTAAGACCATTAGGTTTGTGGTAGGTCTACTGAAAGCAGGTAGCCCTGGTACACAATCTGGTTATACCAATGTAGCAGTATTAGCATCTGATGGTGGTGGTACTTACTTTACCATCCCTGGTGATGTGACTGGTAACTACATCTATGTTGGTTATGAGTATAACATGGAGATTACACTTCCTAGGTACTACTACTCTATGGGTCAGCAAGGTGTTGACTTCACTGCTGTTACTACCACATCTCGTATGGCATTCTATACAGGACTTGGTGGTGATGTCTATTTCAGTATTAGGGATCGTAGTAGGCCTGAGTGGTCTAGTATTGGTGGTGCACAGATTGCTGATTTCTATCCAGCTAACACCTCACCATTCCGTGATGCTTATGTTTATAAAGTTCCTATCTATCAGAGACCAGATAACTATACAATGAAAGTAACTTCAAATACTCCGTTCCCTGTTAGTCTTGTGTCTATGCAGTGGGAAGGACAATACTCACCTGGCTTCTATAGGAGGAGTTAGTAATGGATCTAATTAGTTTAGGCATTGCTGGTATTGGCTCTATCATTAGTGGCTTTGGTGGCCAAGCTGAAGCTGATGCACAGAATGCTGCTATAGAAAGACAGTACAAATACGATATGCAGTCATGGAGGTACGACAAACGTCGTATCAAGTCTGACTATAGACATAGTAATAAGCAGTGGCGTCTCAATCAAAAGAATGAGGAAACACTTGGTGCTTATAAGGATGCTACTAACCTTCAGGATTGGGACTTTAAGTTAAAGATCCAAGCTGCTGAGTATGCATCTCAGATGAAGCAATATGCTAAGTCTGAACAGATCTACGGTCAACAGCTTACCTTCAACCAGATGGCACAAGCTGCTGCCAATGAAGCTGAGTATCGTAAGTTAGAGGATGCGATGAAAGAGATGGCATTCCAGAACCAAGATATTGTTATTAAGGCACTCCAGTCTGAAGGTGTTGCTGCTGTTAAAGGGCAACAAGGTAGAAGTGCAGATAAGGCTGAACAAGCTGAGTTTGCTGCTCTTGGTAGGAACCAAGCTATCCTTGCTGAATCACTGTTGAGTGCTAAGGCTGATACAGGGGCTGCTCTGCGTAAGATTGCTAACGATAAGTTTGGTGCTGATATTGCAGCAGAAGCTAGTCGTATGCTTAAGCCAGATCGTCTTCCTGCACCACCTAAGCCTCTCACTACACCACGTGCTGAGTACCTTGAACCACGTAAGCCTAAGAAGTTTGACTTCGGTCCTAAGCCAATTAAAGGTGCTAAGGCGTCTTCTGCAGCTGCATGGATGGGAGCAGCTGGTGGTCTGATAAGTAGTGCTGGTAGTATTTATGCTGCTGGTAAATAAGTAATTACTAAAAATGGATCAAGTAAGTTACAGAGGGTACGCCCGGAGTATAGGTTTCGATCCTATTAAAGCACCTACGGAAGGTCTTGCTAGAATGCAAGAACGAGATAACCGTATCATACGTGGTATGGAGGATAACCGTAGGGAGATTAAACAGGTTAGAGACGAGTATGGTGCTGGACTTGAACGTAAGCTCAGCATCGAAGCTAGAGATCGTGATCAGAACTATCAGTGGGAAACAAAGCTTGCTGAGGGCCGTCAAAAGGCTATTAGTCGTAATGCAGAGATACTGATCAAAAGTGAGCTACAGAAAGGTGAAAACGCTAAAGCAGTGTTTGATAGCCTTGCTAAGTTTAGCACCACTATTGCTGAAACTGTCACTGAATATAAAAAGCAAAAGGATGAAGCTGATAAGGTTCAAGGTGCTTACCTTGTAGCTTCTGGTCAGATCTCACAGGAGGAACTTAGGAATCACCTTACAGCTAAGTCTCTCCTTAAAACATCTGGTGAGGCTACTAACCAAATTGTTGGTGGCCTACAACAACGTAATGCTAACCCATACCTTGTTAGTAACCTAGCTTCTAGCAATAAGGCTCTCCATGTAGGTATGATGGAAGCTTATGCAAGGCAAGCCCTTAGTGGCTATCCTGCATGGGCTCAAAGTAAACTAGATGAACGTGGTCTTAGTTCTGCTGAGCAGAGGCTTGCTGCTTCGGCTGGATTGCTTGGTGAGTTCCTTAAGGAGAATGGCCTACTGGATATCAAACCAATGGCCATCATGGAGCCCCTACAGCGTGCTAATCAAGCATATAGTGGGCTTGTAGAGTCAGCTAGGAAGTCTGATATCCGTAATAAGTCGGATGATATTCGGTCTCAAGCTAAGCGACTGCTGGTAGAGAATCCTACTGGTGAGTCCTTCATGGAAGCCTTCAACATGATGGCTACCACCTATGGTGAGGATGGAGCTACTCCACTCGGTCGTAGGGGTGCTAGGGATGAACTCATTAAACTTACCTCTGATACTACTCTCTTCTCTGATCAACAAGTAGAGCAGATCTGGTCTAATGCTATGACCGATCAAGGTAGTATGAAGGATCGGTTTAAGGCTGAGTATGATGAACTCCTTACTAATCGACAAAAGGATAAGGAAGCTGAGTTTCAAATCATCGATGCACAAGAGCGTCGCGAGAACAAACGTAAAGAAGATCAGCTACTTGATTGGGTGAGTAACAACAACCCTAATGAAGAGACTCTTACTGCTATCATCAAAGAGGCTAAGACTAAAGGCATCTCCACTGATCGTCTTCAGGCTCACCTTGCCTTCACTACTGAACAACAAAATGCTGACTTCTGGACTAAGCAGTTCCGTGATCAATATGAGCAAGGTACCCTTACTGCTGGTGATGTAGATCAACCTGGTGTTCCTGTTGAAGTACGTGAGACATGGCGTACACGTGCACAACAGTTAGATCAACAACGATCTGATTCTGGTATCAAACAAGAGACCATTAAAGCTGAACTTAGTGATGCACTTAAGCAGAACTTGATTGGTGATAGTACTAACCGTGCTGCTCACTATAGCTTGCGTGGTGCATCTGACTATGCCCTTAAGTTGTACAACCAGAAGTTCAAGCAATACGCTAAGACGATGGAACCTGGTGTTGCTGCTAATAAAGCACGCCTGGATGTTCTTACAGCCATTGAAACTAAGAAGGGAGCCTTTGCTGTCATTGCATCTTCTGCTGCTAAGACAGGTCAAACACAAGCCTTCTATGCTGCATTTACACCTGGTAAGCATCCTGGTGCACCTGCTACCATTAATGTTATTAACTCCTCTGAGGTTATCAAAAAGGTACGTGCTAACAACAATGTAATTAACACAGAAGTACTTGCTAGCCCTGCTCTCCTTAAGGATATCGATAACCGCATTTCCAGTGGTAAGCCAATCTCTATCCCTCAGGTCTATACTGATTTGTCTAGGGCATTGCCTGGCATGACACCTACCCAGATCCTGAATGCTCAACTTAAAGCAGCTGGCCTTACACAACAAGTGAAGCCTGGCTTTAGGGATCAACTGAGTCAAATTAATGATCCAGTGTTGCGTAGTATCTTTGCTCAACCTACTACTCAGGATCGCCTTAACACTACTATTATTGGTAGTGGTAATGCACCTGCTACAGTACGTACAGGTAACAGTGGGTATGCTGATGTACAGGCACTTGGTAGTGCAGCTGGGTTTAAGTTCCCTCAGGTGATGGCTGCTATGTGGGCATTGGAGTCTGGTTGGGGCAAGTACACCAGTGGTAAGAACAATGTCTTTAACATTAAGGCACGCCCTGGTCAAGGCACACAGAAGAATGGATCATACTGGCGTGACTATGCTTCTCCTCTAGAGTCTGCTAAAGACTTTATGAACCTCATGACTGATCCTAGGTATGCTCCTGGTTTGGCTGGTGCTAAGACACCACGTCAAGCTATTGAAGCTATTGCTGCTGGTGGCTATGCTGGTGGTGAAGCTGCTTATCCTAGTAAGATCATTCGTGTAATGCAACAGATGGGTGTCAATGTTGATCAAGTATATAATCCTGCGCCTCCTGCACGTAACCAAGCATTTATGCGTCCCACTCTTGCTTACATTACAGACAACATTGGACCTACTTCTACTGGCCCCCACCTAGATGTTAAACAACAAGACAACCCTAACACATCAGTTAATGAGTTTGCTAGGGAGTTCTCAGCTAAAGCTCTTGATAACTTTGTCGTTGTTGATGACCCTCAATTTGGACGTGTTCCTTTGAGTCGTATTCCTATCACTGATACCTTTGCTGGTCATGTAGCCCGTGGTTCTCATGGTATTGACTACGGCACAGCTAAAGGATCTAAGGTGTTCCTTCAGAATGGAGCACGTATTGTATCTAAATCTCGTACACAACACGGAGATAAATTGGTTATTCAACTGCCGGATGGACGGCGTTTCAGTTTCTTACATGGTAGAACCCTATGACACAAACCCCTTATGTAGATGAAGAAGAACTGAAGCGTCTAGAAGCCGAAGCCCTTGCTGAAGAGCAAGCTTTGCAACAGGCAGCTCCAGCTTATAGTCCTCAGACAGCTCCTGAGACGATGTATAAGGAGGCTACACCAGCTGAGAATAAAGCAGCTGGTAATGTACAACCTGTTAAGTCTCCTCAACAACAAGCTACCCAACAGCTTACTGGTGGTGGTCAACAACCACAGAAACCACTTAACCCTGGTAGTGGCTTTATCTATGGTAGTGGTGATCCTAATGCTAACCTTAGTGAAGACCTTGGTGTTTACGCCCAACGTACCCTTGAGGGTCTTGGGTCAGTTGGTATGGGTATCATTGACTTTGGTGCTGATCTAATTGGCCGTATCCCTGGTGCTGAGTGGATTGATGATACCTGGGATGCTCAGACAAAGTTCAAGAACCCTGGCTTTCAAAAGGTAAGGGAAGTATCTTCTGTCCTTGTTCCTAGTATTGGTGTTGGTGCTGCATCACGTGTAGCTACTGCCGGTATGGCTGGTGGTCCTGTTGCTCGTGGTCTCTCTGCCCTTGGTATTAACGTTGCTGGTGATGTTGCTGTTAACGCTATCAGTGACCAATCTGAGGGTGAGACAGTAGCAACGATTGTTAAAGAAGCTGCACCTTGGTTGCCTGTTCCTGATGCACTAGTTACTAAGGACACTGACTCTCCTGAAGTACGTCGTCAAAAGACTATTTATGAATCAGCTGGTATTAGTATTATTGGTGATATCATTGGTTACTCTGCTGCTGCAGGTCGTGGAGTAATGGATTGGTTTAAACCCAATGATAGTGCAGCTAAGGAGTTCATGTCTTCCGAGGTTCTTATTAATGCTGATGCTGCTACTGCTACTCGGTTGTCTGAGATTGATACACAACGCATGTCTCTACAGGAAGAGCTGGCACAGGTATCTTCTGTTGCTCCTATTGATGAAGCACAACTCATCGAACAAAGCATCCGTATTGGTGACCTTGAAGCACAAATCAAAGGTCTTGATAGCGAGGCAGGTAAGCTCACCCAACAGTATGCTAACACTGGAGCTACAGACCTCACTGAGAGCCCTCTAGAATCGTTTGTAGAGCGTCAACAGGTAAGCCGTGATAGTCAGATCGATGAGGTAGGTAAAGGGCGCCTTATGGACGATCCTAGTGGGGCTACAGGTACTGATCCTATGATCACTCCTTCTATGTTCCCTGAGGGTTCTACTGCTGCTCTTAGCATCCCTCCTGGCAATATTGCCCGTAACATGGCAGACACTACTGCTATCAAGATGGGTAACACTAGTGGTTCTCCTGCTCCTATCCTTTCTGAACGTGCTTACTATGACCTCAGTAAAGGTAATGCTGTATCCCGTAACCTTATTGAAGACCTAGCTGAAGGCACTCGTGCTACTGGTAACTTTGATGCTATCGTTGACGGCTTCAGGTACACCAAAGCTCAAATGAGTGATGGTGCCTGGAAGATCTATAACGACATCATTGGTACTGATAAGGTATCTGATCTTAAGAACCTATTCCTTAACAACCGTGATGTAAAAACCCTTCTTGATGGTCGTTCTATTAAGTATGTCAACGATGTTCAAGCAGAAGCCATTGGCTATGCTATGCGTGAACTGACTGATAAGTACATCGGTCAAATCGTTACTGAAACATCAGCTCGTGCTATGGATACTGTAGGACGTGAAGTAGCAGATATTGCTGAGGGCTATAAGGCATTCCCTGAGAGTGCTGACCTTGGCCGTACTACTGAGATGCTTGGTGATCGCCTTGCCTTCCTTATGGAAGAGTATGCACTTAATAAGTACATCGCTGGTTGGGCACTTAAGAACCAAGATCGTTGGCAGAAGTTCCTTAAGGAGTCACCTGATAAGGAGACTGCTATTAGACAGATTACTGAACAGTTTGACCTTAAGGTACAAGAGAAGAACGTCCAAGCCCAAGGCTATCGGGATATGATTCGTACTATTGCTAGGGATCGTCCTGATGCTGCTCAACCTTTGATTGATGCCTTTGCATTAACTAGGGGTGATGTAGATTCCCTTGACAAGTTGATGAAGTGGAGTGCTAAGCAACTTAGCCCAGTTGGTCTTCTTAAGAGTGGTGATGAAGGTCTGAATGCCTTTGCACAAGGTGTGTGGGCAGTACGTTACAACAACATGTTGTCTGGTATCTCAGCTCTCAAAGCTATTACTGGTAACACTGTTGCACTTACCCTACGTGCTAATAACGCCTTCCTTGGTACTGGTATTGGTGCCTTGATGGGTCGTAACACTGTTGATGATCTCCGTAAGGCTACCCATGTCTACGGTTCATTCTGGCAAGTTAATAAGCGTGCATTGAATGACTCCTGGGATACCTTTAAGCGTACCTGGAATAACGGTAAGTGGGGTAATGATGCTACTACTGACTTCCGTGAACTAGCACGTGAAGACCTTGTTACTGACTATAACCCGAACCTTTGGGATACCTTAGCCGATATGGAACAGGTATGGGAAAAGGATGGTAACTGGGGTCGTCTTGCTCAGTATCGCTTTGCTAGGTTCATGTATGACCTTGGTAACTGGCGGTGGTTTAAGTACGGTACTAATGCTATGATTAGTGCTGACTCCTTTGTACAGACTACTGTAGCCTCTCAGATGGCTCGTGCTAGGGCATGGGATGAAGTATCTAGTATTGGTTATAAAGGAGCTGAACTAGCCCAACAACTAGCTAAGGCTGAGAAGATGGCTTATGATGAGTCCTTCGATGCTCTTGGTAACTTGACTGATGCTGCTGCTAAGAATGCTGCTGGAGAGATGGCACTGAACTTGGATGATGAGACTGCTGCGTGGTTGACTCGTGGTGTTAACAAGCTTCCTATCCTCAAGCCATTCTTCATGTTCCCTAAGACTGGTGTTAATGGTGTTAAGATGGCAATGTCTTATACTCCTATCGCCACTCTACCTGGTATGAACAGGTACTCAAAAGTACTGTGGGCTGGTGATGACATCGACAAGATCAAAGAAGCTCTCATGGAGCACGGTATTGCGTATGATGGTGTACCTAATGGTATGGCTATCTTCAAGGGTCTTGAGGCTGAATACCGTGGTCGTGTAGCCTTTGGTGCACTGCTGTCTTCCTCTATGCTTGGACATGCCTTGGCTGGTAACATCCGTGGTAACGGTCCTGTTAATGCAGGTGAACGTAAGAAGCTTCGTGATAACTTCGGTTGGCAACCTAAAACCATTAACATTGGTGGTAAGTGGGTGAGCTACGCAGGTTATGAACCACTTGATACTATCTTGACTCTTGTTGGTGACCTTGCCTTCTACTCACGTGACATTGGCTCTACCCTTACTGAGTCATTTACTGATAAGTTAGCTTGGACTCTTTCTGCTACCTTTGTCAATAAGTCCTGGACTGCTGGTCTTGAGCCTGTTGTTGCTGTTGCTAACGGTGATGAAACTGCTATCTCTCGCTTCCTTGCTAATGAAGTAAGGGCTGCTATCCCTCTATCTGGTGCTCTTGGTGTTGTCTCTAACGCTGTCACTAGTTCCCAAAAGGATATCTATAAGGACCTAGTTGGTTATGTTACCAATAAGGTACCTGGCTTCTCCAGTCAACTACCTGAACAGATTGATATCTACACGGGTAAGCCCCTCAATGATATTGATAACCCAGTCCTTCGCGCTCTTAATGCTGTTAACCCAGTTAAGATCAGTGAGGGCACTGAGCCTTGGAGACAGTGGTTGATTGATAGTGGCTGGGATGGTATTCAGATGATTCGTAAGGATAGCTCTGGTAACCATGAATACACCCCACAGGAACGTGAAGTACTGTATAAGTACATCGGTGAGCAACAACTGTGGAAGGAGTTCGATAAGCTAAGTAAGAACAAGAAGTATAACGATCAGTTGGATCGTATCCGTGCAATGCGTGTACAAGGTCGTCCATCTGAGGAGATACAAGCAGCTCAAAGTGAAGTCTATTCAGTGATGAATGACATCATGTCTCAAGCTCAGAAGGCAGCTGAGTTGCGTATGCAACAAGAAAATGAACCGATGTGGCGCTCTATCCAAGAGTCACTGACCAATAAGAACCTCATGAAACAAGGTCGTATTGATGATGCTGCACGGGCTGCTGATCGTCGTAAAGCAGAGATTGAACGACTAACTCAAATGTATCGCTAACCTTAGAGATGGCTACTACACAAAATACATTCACTGGTGATGGGTCCAACTTAGGACCCTTTTCTTTTACTTTTAAATGGCTAGAGCCTACTGATATTAAGGTTACTGTTGCAGGTGTCCTTAAAACAGCTGGTACTCACTATAACCTACAAAGTCTTAACTACAGCACTAAGACTGGTGGACAGGTACTATTCACTGCTGGTAATACACCAGCTAATGGTGCTGCTATTATCATCTATCGTCAGACTGATGATAGCGATCTAGCTGCTACCTTCTACTCTGGTTCTGCTATTCGTGCACAAGACCTTAATAATAACTTTATTCAAGGTCTCTATGTAACACAGGAGTCTAGTAATAACTCAGCTACTGCTACTGCTGCAGCTAATGCCGCTACTACAACGGCTAACACAGCCCTTAGTAACTCGACTGCAGCTCAGGCAACAGCTGCTAGTGCTGTATCAACGGCTAATGCAGCTACTAGCACAGCTAATAGTGCTGTGTCTACGGCTAACTCAGCTGTGTCTACAGCTAATGCTGCTAGTGCTGCAGCAGCTAGTGCAGTGTCTACCGCTAACACAGCTAACACTAACGCTACAGCGGCTCTTAATGCTGCTGCAGAGGCTCTTGCCTATACAGTGGTAGCTAACGTTGCAGCCATCCCAGGATCGCCTGTAAACGGTGATGCTATCCGTATCCTTGACTCTACAGGTATTCAATCCTTTACACCCCTTAGTGGGCTTCCTGGGGGCTTCATAGGGGACAGTGGACTTACTGTTGAGATCTACTATAGTAGTGCTACTTCTACTTGGGTGTGGGTACGTTACTACGCTACTGACTCTGATAGTCGGTACCTTAAGACTACTGGTGGTACCCTTACTGGTCAACTTAAAGCTGATGATAGCACCTCTACTGCAGCTCCTGTTTACTCCTTTGATGGTGATGTAAACACTGGTATTGCTCATACTGGTGCTGATGAACTAGCACTTGTTACTGGTGGTACTGCACGCCTTACTGTAGACCCTGCTGGTGCTGTTAATGTACCAGTGTCCTTGTCAGTCGGTGCTAATGCTGTACTTGATGCTGGTGATATTGGTGTAAGTGTACAAGCTTATAATGCTAATATACTTACCTCTAGTGCCATTGGTAGTACTGTTCAAGCTTATGACGCTGACACGGCCAAGACCGACGTTGCACAGACCTTCACTGCTGCTCAACGCGGCGCCTACGTCACGCTCACCGATGCAGCAACCATCGCCACTGACCTGAGCCTTGGCAATCAGTTCCAGGTCACCCTCGGCGGTAACCGCACCCTTGGTGCCCCGACGAATGTTGTTGCTGGTCAGAGTGGTGTGATCCGTGTGGTCCAGGACGGCACCGGCTCCAGGACACTCGCCTACAACAGTGTCTTCAAGTTCCCAGGGGGCACAGCACCGACGCTCACCACAACGGCCAATGCTGTGGATTTATTGGCCTATCACGTTGAGTCAACGACTCGCATTGCGGTCCGCTTTATTGGTGACGTGAAATGAGCGCCTTGAACAACAGCCTTCTGCTGGGGCAGGAAGGTGGTGGTGGGTACAGCATCTCACGTTCACTCAGATTCAACAGTAGCGACAGTGCCTACTTGTCCCGGACGCCAGCATCAGCCGGCAACCGCAAGACGTGGACCTGGGCGGGGTGGGTGAAGAGGAGTAGGTTGGACAGTTCTCAGACTATTTTCGCCGCTGTTCAAGATGGTAATAATGGCACCGTCCTGCAGTTTACTGCGGCAAATGCGATTCAGTTCTTTAACTATGTAGGGGGCGCATACGCGGGACGCAGAATCACAACTGCTGTATACAGAGATCTCTCTGCCTGGTATCACATTGTTCTTGCTTGGGACAGCGCGAACGGGACAACTGCCAATCGAATCAGGCTATATGTTAACGGTGTAGAGGTAACAACTTTTGACACCACTGGCGACCCAGGCTCTTCAGATTCTATTGTTAACTCAACAAACGCTCATTATATTGGCGCAGACGTAGGGTTTAATAACCAGTACAGCAATCAGTACCTTGCTGATATTTACTTTGTAAATTCCCAAGCCCTAGACCCCACCAGCTTCGGTGAGTTCGACGCCAACGGCATCTGGCAACCGATTGCCTATACCGGCTCCTATGGCACCAACGGTTTCAAGCTCGACTTCAGCGATAACTCTGCCGCCACTGCCACCACGCTGGGTAAAGACAGCTCCGGCAACGGCAACAACTGGACGCCCAACAACCTATCCGTCACCGCTGGTGCAGGCAACGACAGCCTCGTCGATGTACCCACCAACGGCAGCGAGGTTGATACGGGAAGTGGGGGGCAGGTGCGGGGGAATTACTGCACCTGGAATCCTCTGGATGCCAACTCAAGTCTTACCATTTCAAATGGCAATCTTGAACTCACTAACACCAATAGCACCGCCAGGAATGTCCGTGGCACCATAGCTTTCCCTTCGTCTGGCAAGTGGTACTACGAAATCACACCTGGAGGCAGCGTTCAAGGGGCGGTCGGTATTGGTAGTTCCGCTGTGCCGCTCAACGTCCAGAATGCTGCATCTCAAGTTATTTATTTTGAAGATGGCAGCAAAGGTGTAGATGCCAGCAGAACCACATACGGCGCCTCATACTCCAGTGGCACTGTTATTGGCGTTGCCTTTGATGCTGACTCAAATCAAGTAACTTTCTATAAAAATAACGTATCTCAAGGGGCCATCGGCACCACGGCGGGTGTCCAATACTTCCCGTTCGTGATGTCGTTTAACGCAACCTACGTTGCCAACTTCGGCCAACGCCCCTTCGCCTACACCGCCCCCAGCGGCTTCAAGGCGCTCAATACCAGTTCGTTACCTGCCCCAGTAGTCACGAAGCCTAGTGACGTGATGGACGTGTTGCTGTGGACGGGCAATGGCAGCAACCCGCGCAGCCTTACTGGTCTTAATTTCAGTCCAGATCTGGTCTGGATAAAAGGTCGTCAGTTGATGCCTGATGGGTTTCCTTACGATCACACATTGTTTGACAGTGTGCGTGGCACATCTAAGGATCTGCGCTCAAACAGCACCGCTGTGGAAACCACAAACAATACTTACGGATATTTGGATCAGTTTGACTCGGCTGGGTTCCGAGTCACAAACGGCGCCACTGACGATTACTACGTCAATGAAACCAACAAAACCTACGTCGCCTGGACCTGGGACGCCGGCAGCTCCACCGTCACGAACACACAAGGCTCCATCACTAGTCAGGTGAGGGCTAATGCAAGTGCGGGGTTCTCGATTGTTACTTATACGGGGAATGGTACGAATGGCGCAACAGTTGGACATGGACTAGGTGTTTCACCTGGAATGGTTATTGTCAAATCGCGGTCGGCCGCATACGAGTGGCCGGTGTATCACTCGTCTCTCTCGGCAGGAACAGGGCTTTTTCTTTCCTACGCAATGGCCGCAGGCTCGGTGTCTAGTCAATTCAACTGGGGCGGGATTGGAGCCGCAAGTAATACCACGTTCACCTGCACGCAAGGCGTCACTACCATTAACAACACAAACGCCAATAGTGCCACCTACGTCGCCTACTGTTTCGCCCCAGTAGCCGGGTACGTTTCTATTTCCAGTTTCATTGGTAATGCGTCGAGCGATGGTCCCTTTGTGTATACGGGATTCCGCCCGAAGTTTCTGCTGATTAAAAATGCTTCGCTCGCTGGGTCCAACTGGCGAATTATTGATTCTTCTCGCAACCCGTATAACGAGGCAAATCTTCTTCTCAATCCAAACAGCTCAAACGCCGAACAGACAACAACTGCAAACAAGATTGATTTCTTGTCTAACGGTTTCAAGTGCAGAGGCACAGATGGTGACACCAACGGCAGTGGAAACACCATGATTTACATGGCAATGGCCGAATCACCCTTCCAATACGCCCGCGCACGCTAAGCCGCCCCACTAGTGAACAAGACTAATTATGTTTATCCTTAACAACCAGCCCCTTTCACCAGATCGGGCATTTACAACTGAAGATGGAACTCAGTTTCCAGCAAACTGGCTGAGATTATCCAGTCCTGAGGAGCGGGCAGCACTTGGTATTACCGAGACCGAAGATGAGCCTTGGTATGACCAAAGGTTCTATTGGGGACCAGACCTACCTAAGGACCACGCTCAACTCGTAGAGCAGTGGGTCGGTCAGACTAAAGCTACCGCTGGCACACTGTTGGCCGGTAGTGACTGGTACATCACCCGTCAAGCTGAGACAGGCACTCCAACTCCTGCTGACGTTCTTTTCTACCGCCTTGCTGTACGGGACATCTCCGGTACAAAGGAAGGAAAGATCCGAGCTACCACTACTACTGATGAGTTGGCAGCTTATGTAACCAGTGCTGACTACAGCGGTTGGCCAACAAAAGACGAACCCATTACCCAAGCTGATGACACCATTAGCTTCGACGGTGTAACAAGTGGTTCTTACTTTACCGCTACCTCTATTGTTGGTGGCTTTGGTAATGACACCCTTACCTTTAACTAACCATGATCACTATTCTTGGTATTAAGGTGTCCTATGAGACACTTGCTTTCTTTGTTCTTTTTATTGCATCTGAGTATCTTGGTGTAACTAAGAAGCGTAAGGCTAATAGCGTTACTCAAGCCATCTCTATGGCTGCTGCTTACTTTAGTAAGACACGTACTGAGGATGACACTGTACGTAAGATTCGTCGTACCTTCCGAGGTAAGTAGTAATGGTACTGCTGCAAGTTAAGCAGTACTACCCCCAGACAGATAGTGCAACAGGTCACGGGGATCGGATGTGCTTTAGCTCAACATGTGCTATGGCCATCAAGTATCTCCGTCCTGATGCATTAAAGGGTAGTAACGCCGATGATGATTACCTCCGTACTGTATTGAAGTATGGAGATACAACTGAATATACATCACACATCAAGGCTTGTCAGCAGTACGGTATCTTAGCTACCTTCTACCAAAAGGGTACTAAGCAAGCTTTGATCAATGAACTAAAGGCTGGCTATCCAGTTGCTACTGGTATCCTACATAAAGGTCCTGCTACTGCTCCTAGGGGTGGTGGGCATTGGATGTTATTGATTGGTGATGAGAGTGAACGTGGTGTCTTCCATGACCCATACGGTGAGATGGATAACGTTAACGGAGGCTATGTCACTATTGGTAGTGGTGGTAGTAGTGTCCGTTACTCTTGGAAGAACTGGCTTAAGCGTTGGGAAGTAGAGGGTAGTGGTACTGGTTGGTTCATGACCTTCAGGCCTGTCAACACCCCGCAACCTGTAGCTACCGTTGCTAACACTTGGGAGGGAGTTATTACTGCTGCTAAGGTAGCAGGTGCTAAGTTCCCACAAGTAGTAGCAGCACAGTGGGCATTAGAAAGTGGATGGGGTAAGCATACCTCTGGTACACATAACTACTTTGGACTTAAGGGCTCTGGTACTGACCATGAGACTAAAGAGTTCATCGATGGTAAGTGGATCACGATTACTGCTGGGTTCATTAACTTCCCGGATCTTCAGTCGTGTGTCTCCTATTTGACACAGCGTTGGTACAAGGACTACAAGACATATAAAGGTGTAAATAGAGCAACCTCTGTAGAGGAGTGTTGCAAACTTTTAGTCAAGGAGGGGTACGCCACTGATCCCAACTATAGCACTAAACTGATTAACATCATCAACCAAAAGAAATGATTGAAGCGGTTATCACAGGTGTTGCTTCTCTGGTGATTGGGATAGGTGGCGGTATTGCAGCTATTAATAGTAAATCGAACACACGTATGGATCAATTAGACAAACGTATTGATTCCATTGAGTTGAGGTTTGCTGAGAAGTACGTCCCTCGCCAAGAGCTAGCTAACGCCTTACAAAAGATGGAGGATCACATGATCAGAATCGAGAACAAGCTGGACCAGATTGTATTGAGAAATGGCTAAGAAAACCTGCATTAAATGCGGGATAGAAAAAGAGTTGGACAAATTTGAGAGTAAACGTAACACTTGTAAGGAATGCAGAAACCAGCAAGCTCGTGATTCTCAAAGAGCAAGAACTTGGAAGTACCGAACTCAGTACGGTATTACTTTAAAGGATTACGATTTACTCTACGAACAGCAGAATGGCCTTTGCTCTATTTGTGGTACAGATACCCCTGGAGGTCCCGGAGAACGTTTTAGAGTAGATCATAACCATGAAACGAATGAAGTTCGTGGGTTACTTTGCAATAACTGCAACCGTGGACTTGGTTACTTAAAAGATAGCCCAACAATACTATCTAAAGCCTTGACTTATTTACTTACTAACGGACACTATGGCACCTAAACAGAAAGCTACGGAAGATGCTTTTAACGAATTACATAACCTAGTTACCGAAGAGTTTCTTCGCCGCATTAAATCTGGTGAGGCTAGTACTGCAGATTTAAAAGCCTGCACAGATTGGCTATCTAAAAATGACATTTCGGGTTGCGCGTATCAGGGTAACCCCCTTGACAAACTAGCTACCATCATGCCTAAGGTAGACCCTGAACTTATCCAAAAGAGGTTGTATGGCAAGTCGCACATCTAAATACTATAAGGCTAATCCTGAGGCAAAGGCTAAGCGCCTTGAGCAACAGGCTAAGTACAATAAGACTAAGGAAGGTCTCAAGATCCGTACTAATGCCAATAAGTTAAACCGTAAGCTTGGTACTTATGGTAACGGGGATGGTATGGATGCTTCCCATACAGGTCCTAATAAAGGTAAGTTAGAGTCTCCTAAGGCTAACCGTACACGCCCACGTAAGGGTAAGAAGTATGGCTGATCCATTGATCCGGTAATATGACTCCACTACTGCCTAGTCCTGATCACTACCTCCATAACCTAATAACGATGACAAGCTCTGAAGCAAAAAGGCTACACCGTCGTGCAATTAAAGAATACTTTAACTGTCAATGTGTTTATTGCGGAGAAACTTATGAATTACATGAACTTACACTTGATCACGTTCGCCCTAAGTGTCTTGGTGGCGAAGACCTTACATCAAATCTGGTACCCAGCTGTAGG